CTCCCAAAAAAGTAGATCCTAAAGCCGAAGCCTGGGCTGAAAAAAACCCTTGGTTCGGTAAAGATGAGGCAATGACTTATGCTAGTTTTGGAATACATAAAAAACTAGTTGAAGAAGATGGATTCAATCCTAATTCAGATGAGTATTATGCTGAAATTGACAAGAGGATCAAAACCGAGTTTCCCCATAAGTTTGGGGCAAATAGTTCGGAATCTACGAGACCCGTCCAACCCGTAGCTTCTGCTGGTCGTTCAACAACGCAATCAACATCAGGACGCAAGACAGTTAGACTATCTCCGAGCCAAGTCCATATCGCCAAGAGACTTGGAGTACCTCTGGAGGAATACGCTAAATACGTGAAGGAGTAATAGCATGGAAGATAAAACCAAAAAGACCTCACGCACCGATGCTTCTCGTGAAAAAACAAAGAGAGCACAACCTTGGCGCCCACCGTCAAGCTTAGAAGCGCCACCGGCGCCTCCAGGATTTAAACATAGGTGGATAAGAGCTGAGACTCTAGGAACTGAAGACAGAAAGAATATGGCTGGAAGACTTCGTGAAGGATTCGAGCTAGTTCGTGCTGATGAGTTTCCAGATTTTCACTCACCTACAATAGAAAATGGATCGCACGCTGGTGTTATCGGAGTTGGTGGATTATTGCTTGCTCGTATACCAGAAGAAATTGTCGAGGAGAGAGCGGAATATTTTGCAGAGCAAACTAAGACGCAAGAAGAATCTGTCGATAATAATCTTTTTAAAGAGCAGCATAGAAGTATGCCTATTTCTTCCGAGAGGAATAGTAGGGTTACTTTTGGCAGTGGTAGAGGAAACGACAAAAATTAATTTTTGTTATGGGTCCTATCACTTATATAACAACTAACTGGTTAAGGAGGACTTATAACCATGGCAAATAAAGACGCACCATTCGGTTTTAGACCTGCAAAGATGTTGGGTGGAGCACCATTTAATGGCGGCCAAACAAGTTATGGTATTGAAAGTGGATATTCTAGTAATATCTTCACTGGAGATGCAGTTGAGTTACACTCAGACGGTACTGTTACCGTAGGAGCTGCAGCGGCAACTAATTTAATTGGCGTATTCAATGGATGTTTTTACACTGACTCTACAGGTAAACCGACATACTCAAAACATTGGCCTGCAAGCACTGTCGCAAGTGATGCAGTAGCTTTTGTTATTGACGACCCAAACGTACTTTTTGAAGTACAAGAAGACAGCACTAATATCGGAGCTTCATGGCCTGATAATAGAGGATCAAATGCTGACTTAGTATCAACACACGCAGGCAGTACAGCTATTGGAAGATCTAAACAAGAGTTAGACTCCAGTTCAATTACTGCGGCTACAGCACAATTTAGAATAGTGGATGTTGTTTCTGATGAATACAACAACGACACAGCTAGTGCTAACGGGAACTATCTCGTTAGAATTAACGAAGGTCTTCACTACGCTAATACTGCTGGTATTTAATAGGAAGGACTAAAAAATGGCTATATCAAGAAGTCAACTCGTAAAAGAGTTAGAACCTGGTCTTAATGCACTGTTTGGTCTCGAATATGCAAGATACGAGCAGGAGTGGTCAGAAATTTTTGACACTGAGAACTCAGACAGAGCGTTTGAGGAAGAAGTAGAACTTTCTGGCTTCGGTAGTGCACCAGTAAAAGCTGAAGGAGCAAGCGTACAATTTGACGATGCTACAGAAGCTTTCACTAGTCGTTACTCACACGAAACAATTGCTTTAGCATTTGCTATTACTGAGGAAGCCGTAGAGGATAACCTTTACGACAGCCTAAGTTCTAGATACACAAAGGCTTTAGCACGTTCAATGGCTAACGCTAAAGAAATCAAAGGCGCAAATGTTCTTAACAGAGCATTTAACTCTTCCTACACAGGTGGAGACGGTGTTGAATTATGTTCAACTGCTCACTTAACAGTAGCAGGTGGCAACTATGCCAACGAACTATCAACATCTGCTGACCTTAATGAAACTTCTTTAGAGCAATCATTAATTGACATTGCTGGTTTCATTGACAATCGTGGTCTTAAAATCGCTGTAAAGGCAACAAAGATGATCATTCCAGTTAATCTTCAGTTCGTAGCTGAAAGATTAATGAAGAGTCAGTTAAGAACTGCAACTTCAGATAATGACATTAACGCTATTGGTAACATGGGTATGATCCCTGGCGGATACGTTATCAACCATTATCTAACAGATACAGATGCATTCTTTATTAAAACTGATGCACCTAATGGTCTAAAGCACTTTAATCGTGCGCCTATCAAAACTTCTATGGAAGGCGATTTTGATACAGGTAACGTAAGATACAAAGCTAGAGAGAGATATTCATTTGGATTCTCTGATCCTAGAGGTATCTTTGGCTCACCAGGAGCTTAATAAATAACCAAAGAATGGGGGTATATCCCCCATTCTTCTTATTGCAAATTTTCTTTAAAACTGTATACATAAATATAAGAACTACATAGACTGCTTATGCAGACGATATAGAGACTATGTAGTAAGGTCTATATAACCAAGGAGGTTTAAAATGGCTAACTCAACATTTAGCGGTCCAATAAGATCAGAAGGTGGTTTTAACGTAATTAACAAAGCTGCTGGTACTGGTGCCGTAACAGAAACAGGTTTTTCTGTAAATTCTACTGGTCAACTAGTTTCAATGGGAACTAGAAAAATACAATCATTTGCAGGCACACTAGCATCTACAAACGCAGCATCAACTGCTTATGGAGACGGTGATGTTCTTGTAGAACTCGGTGCATTAAATACAGAAGCACCAGACGGTCTAGTAACACCTAGCAAATTTTTTATTCACAGAGCATTAATTGGTATTACAACTGCTGCAGGAGAAACTCTTGTGGGCGGTTTATCATTAAGTGCAACTTCTGGTACAGCAACTAATAGTGCAGTTTCTTCTGGAACTGAAATCGTTGGTGCTGGTGTAACATCTTTTAATGAACAGTTAAGTGCTACACAATCAATCACAGAGGTAGATGTAAACTTTAACAATACTGCTGGTAACTATCACATATTTGTTCCAAATATTACAGCTGCGATTGCAAGCAAAAACTTATATGCTTTTGCAACAACTGCAGTTAATGCTGATGTTACTGCTGGAAGATTTACAGTGGAGTTAGAATACTCAGTATACTAATAAATTAGTGGGGCTTCGGCCCCACAGTTCTTAATTAAGGAGGGAACATGGCCGACACAGTAACAGGACCAACAATCCTACAACAAAACGATAATCGTGTTGTTATCAAAATTGTTAATCAATCAGATGGATCAGGTGGCACTACAGTTTTTGGTGACGTATCAGCATTAGCTGCTAGACAAGACGGAACTGCAGTAGCACATTTAGGACTACTAAGAGTTTGGTATTCTTGTCAAGGTGGTGATGGAGGAAACTCTTATGCACGTTTAGATGAAGAAGATTCAGATGGTGACATTCCTATCATTGGTTTAACAGGAGCAGGTTATTGGGACTTTAGAGAGTTTGGTGGAATACCAGCAGACAAGTCTAGTAACAGTAACGAAAGCGATGTTAATTTAGTGGTTCCAGGCACAGCAGATGCAGGTAACATGTACACAATTATAGCTGAATTTCAGAAAATATATTAATGTGTAAATGGCTACTTCAGGCACAACATCATTTGATCTAACGATAGAAGAGATCATTGCAGAATCTTATGAGAGGTGTGGCCTCTACGTAAGATCTGGATATGATTTAAAAACATCTAGAAGATCGTTAAATTTATTATTTGCAGAGTGGGCAAATAGAGGATTAAATCTTTGGACTATAGAACAAAGAACAAAAACTCTTACTGCTGGCACTTCATCTTATGATCTTGATGCAGATCTAGTCGACATACTATCTGCCGTTATAACAGAAGCATCTGACTCTACAGTTGATAGACAAATTGAAAGAATTAGTAGAGCAGAGTATTTACACATATCTAAAAAATCTACTTCAGCTTCTCCTACACAATTTTATATTGAAAGATCTATAACACCTAAGTTATATGTTTATGCAACTCCTGACGCAGCTGATACATTTAAGTATTATGCTTTAACACGTATTCAAGACGCTGGTTCTTATTCTGGTAATGCAGAAGTTCCTTTCAGATTTTTACCGTGTTTAGTTGCTGGCTTGGCATATTATATTGCCATGAAAAAAGCTCCAGATAGAATACAATTATTAAAACAAGTTTATGAAGATGAGTGGTTGAGAGCTTCGTCTGAAGATAGCACTCGATCAAGTATTAAAATAGTTCCAAACATAGGAGTCAGATAATGGCAAATGCAACAGGAAAATTCTCAAAAGCTATCTCTGATAGGAGTGGATTTGCTTTTCCTTACACAGAAATGATAAAAGAACATGATGGTGTTCTAGTTCATAAATCTGAGTTTGAACCTGAACATCCACAAGAAGACAATCCTTCTACACACAGAGCAGACGCAGAAGCTTTAAAAAATCCTAGATCAGATAGATCAGAGCCTGTAGAAGTTTTAGTAGGAACAAGAACTTTATTTGATCAAAACAATACAATGGCACCTCAAAAACAAAACGAAATTATTTTTTCTGCTAAAGTAAATGCAGTGACAGTGAGTATATCATGACAACATACGCAGAACTAACACAACAAATATTAGATTATACAGAGGTCAGCACTGATGTATTAACATCTACAATAACAAATGATTTTATTGAACATGCTGAAAATAGGATTTTTAGAGATGTTGATTTAGATGTTTTTAAATCAAATCAATCAGCAAATTTAACAACTAGCAACGCTTTTGTATCATTACCAGGTGGCGGTGCACCGACACTAGAATCTTTAGGTACAATTAGAACTATGCATATATTTCCTGCTTCAGGAACACCAACTAGAACTTCTTTAGAACAAAGGGATGTTAGTTTTATAACAGAATACGCCCCTGATAGAACTGCTACAGCGACACCTGTGTATTGGGCATGGTGGGATCACAACTCATTAATAGTTGCACCTACACCAGATTCTGCTTATAATGTCGAATTAGGAATTACAAGATTACCAACAAGGTTATCTAGTACAAATACAACATCTTGGTTAGGCAACAATGCCCCAAGTGCTTTATTGTATGGGAGCCTTGCAGAAGCCTTTAAATATTTAAAAGGTCCAGCCGAAATGCTGCAATTATACGAACAATCATATCAACGTGCTATTCAAGAGTTAGCTGTGGAGCAACAAGGAAGGCATCGTAGAGATGAATATATGCACGGGGCAATAAGATTGCCTATTAAATCAACAAGTCCATAAGGAGGATAAACAATGTCGATAACTCAAGCTGTTTGCACAAGTTTTAAACAAGAGTTACTAGTGGGTACGCATAACTTTACTGCAACCTCAGGTGATACTTTTAAAATTGCACTTTATACAAGTTCAGCTTCTTTAGACGCTACAACTACTGCATTTACAACTTCCAACGAAGTTTCAAATTCAGGTACTTATAGCTCAGGAGGTGGAACACTTACTAGTGTAACTCCAACTACTTCAGGTACTACTGCAATTTGTGATTTTTCAGATATATCATTTACATCTGCTACAATTACTGCAAGAGGTGCTTTAATTTATAATAGCTCTGACTCAAATAAAGCAGTTGCTGTTTTAGATTTTGGTGGAGACAAGACATCTACAAGTGGAACATTTACTATTCAGTTTCCAACTGCTGATGCAAGTAACGCTATATTAAGATTAGCATAGGAGAAAATTTAAATGGCATTAGTCATTAATGATAGAGTAAAAGAAACAACTACAACCACAGGTACAGGAGCTGTATCTCTTGCTGGTGCTGTAACAGGTTTTGAAACTTTTGCTGCAGGTATTGGTAACTCTAATACAGTATATTATTGTATAGCACATCAAGACCAGGCGGAGTTCGAAGTAGGCCTTGGAACTTTAGATGGAGACAGTTCTGATCTAACAAGAACTACTGTAATATCTAGTTCTAACAGTGATAGTGCTGTTAATTTTAGTTCAGGCACCAAGGATGTTTTCTGTACTCTACCTGCAAGTAAATTAATATTTGAAGATGCTAATAATGATGCAACTGTAGGACGTAATTTAACAGTTACAGGTGATTTAACAGTTTCTGGTGATGATATTACCCTAGCTACCAATACTAGTGGTGCAGCTCTTATTGGTGATGGTACAAATTTTAATCCTGTTGCTATATCTGGTGATATAACAATAGCTGCAAACGGAACAGCTGCAATTGGATCTGGAGTTATTGTTAATGCAGATATTAATAATTCTGCTGCAATAGCAATGTCTAAAACTGCTTTTTCAGCAGGTACAGGTGTTAGTTTATCTACTAATACATTAAGTGTTGATGCCGCACAAACAGGTATCACTTCTATTTTAGCAACTGATCTTAAAATAGGTGAAGATGATCAAACAAAAATAGATTTTGAAACTGCTGATGAAATACATTTTTATGCGGCAAACGTAGAACAAGTTTACTTAGGTGATAATATA